ACCCCCAGGGGTGCGTGTCGCGTGTTACGGGTCGGTGTTGTACCTGGTATCCACATCCAACTAGTGTGGTCTAACCGTATGACTTGACAAGCACGATTGGGGCGGCTATCGGGCAGGCGAACATGCGCGGTGCGAGCGTGTGTGTGCGCCGTGTGTATGGGTGTGCGCAGGCCGACGGCGTGTTTCCGGGGCGGAGAACAGCGCGGAAAGGTGCGGAGTCGGGGATGTTTGATTTCGGTCCGACGGTGTTCTAGGGTGTGGGGCAGACCGACCGGGAAGTGCGACCCGATTCGGTGGCAGGACGAGAGCGGCCCAGCAGGGTGAAGCCGTCCGGGAGTATCGGTGAGAGAGCGTGAGCCGTCTGGAGCGACAACGCCGATACCCTCATGGTCACGGCCAAGAACGTCTAAATCGGCGTGAGGTTCGATAGCCATGTCAGTAGCGCCACGAACGTAGTTCGCTGGACCTCGCAGTGATACCGACGAAGTCGGTTGACGGGGGGAACCCGAACGAAGTTCGTAGCAAGTCTGAGAAGCCACGGAGCATGGACAGACGCCCTAGGGGGTATGACCCAGCCTGGTTATCACCGTAGGTGGTCGGAGTACCCGACTATTGCCAACCTACGGTTGCCTGGTGGGACCGCCAAGGGAAGTGTCGTCTACGACGAAGTGGAAGATTAGCCTAGTGAGCCTAGTGTGTCCACGAACGGCTTAAGCCGTCAGGCAAGCGTATAGGTAGTACGGCACCCAGCCACCTTCGGTGGACGGTGCGACGGGTTCGATTCCCGTTCTTGCCACTATTCACAACAGTGAATAATTATACACAAGGAGGACCAGTGAAACTGGCAGACATGAATCCCAACACAGGGCTGGCCTTTAGGCCGGTAGGCAGGCACATCCGCATGGGGATGTGGACGCTCAAGGACGAGGTGGATTCCGATGGAATCCAGTTCCGTCAGGTGTGGCATTACGGCACCCTTATGGGTGAGTTCTACAAACTGGTGGCGAATTACACCACTGGTCAGGGTGCTAATGAACACGAAGTGTTCCAGTTCGCTCCCCTGTCCACGGGGCATGGTTCGTCATCGGACCAGCAGGGCATGAACAAGATTCTGTTCGGGACCGGCTGGCAGTTCCGTAGGAACGGTGGCGTCGCCCGGTACGAGCACACTGACGGTGTGCGTCGGTTCCCCCACTGACCCCCTAGGGGTCACAATTAGGGCTTGACATGGTGTCCGACCCGGGTCTACGATTCGGGTCGCCAGGTTCGATTCCTGGCAGTCCACGACCGACTACGTCGGTTATCCCAACACACAAGGAGGTCACCCTAATGGGTGCTAGCAAAGCAGGATGGATTCACGAAGTGAGATGGTACCCAACCGTTGAATCGGTGACGGTGCTACGGTCACCTGACGGTGACAAGGATAACGCCAAGGTGTTTGCTCTTGGTGGGCTTGGTCGGACCGACATTCGTCGGTGCTGTGCCCATCTGGGCCTGAGCGGTGCGGCTGAACGCAAGAATCACGAGATGCTGAACGACATTATTAATGTCGCCAAGTATGCTGGTTCGGTTTCACATTGTGAACCGAACACGAACTTCGTTCTAGTCACCCGACGCCACGGCAACGTGGCACCTAGTGCCACGACCCCGGCTGTCCACGCCGACCCCACACCTGCCAGTGTGGTGGCGCCAGTTGCCCCGGCGATTCCAACGTCGGCAACTTCGTTGGATGCTGTCATCATGGCGGTCGCTGAGCAGACCGCCACTAGGGTGGTGAGCGATGCTTTAGCATCGTTCGACCCCATTAGCGTGGACAAGATTGGTGACCTGGTTACGGCCAAGGTCAATGACCTTGTGTCTCGGCCTGTGGTGAACAACATCACGGTGAATGGTTCACCTACGGTGGCTATCACGGAGCGTGTTCACAAGCAGTTCCACGATGTGCTGAAGCACATCGCCGCAGGTGATGAGTTGTACCTGTGGGGTGGCGCTGGTGCTGGCAAGACAACGACGGTGGCCACTATTGCCACCAAGGTGTTGAACCGTAGGTTCGAACTGGTCACGTTCTCATCTCAGACGACTGAGGCGAAACTGGTCGGGTTCCGTGACGCCACTGGCGAGGTGCGTGAGACACCGCTGGTGTCCGCACTGCGTGAGGGTGGTGTCGTGCTGTTCGATGAGTTCGACGCTTGTCCCCCGGCTATTGCCGTGGCAATCAACACCATCTCCGCTAACCGTATGGTTAGTACCCCGGCTGGGACGTATGGTGTTCATCCCGATACGGTGCTGGTGTTCTCTGGTAACACGCCATTGGATGGGGCGACCAGTGCGTACAATGGTCGGTCCGCTAGTGACTTCAGCACCAAGGACCGTCTCAGCGTACTGGAATTCCAGTACGACGAGGATATGGAGTACGACCTGACTGTGTCAGCGTTGGATGGTGACCATCGTACTGCCAGCCAGTGGCTGGAGATTGTCCGGGCGTGTCGTCGTAATGTGCTGTCGATGGGCGGTGCGACTTCGGCTCGCATCGCTGTGACACCACGAGCCGCTATTGGTGGGGCGAAACTGCTTAAGCAGGGTTTCGGTTTCCAGTATGTGGCCGATGTGCGTATCCGTAAGGGTATGGATTCCAAGACATGGGACCAGGTTCGGAACAACGTTCCGGCCTTGGCAAGTTGAAAGGTAGGTGACAATCATGATTGTCAATAGCATCCGTGGTACTGGCAAGCAGGTCGTGTTCACTGACATGGCCGACGTTATCGCCACCTACGGTGGCACCCACCAGCCTGCGTATGACGGGAGTTGGGACTACGAGTGGCACGGTTCGTCCGACTTGGCGTCCGCCATTAGCATGCTTGCTAATGGTTGGGACGCTGGTCGTCGGACGGTGGACGCTGTCGTTGGTTCACTGGAGAGTGAACTTCAGACGGTGGCACACGACATGGTCCAGGAGATGGTGTACGACACCGCTGGTGCGTACCCTGACATGGGCCGGTACATGGAGGGTGAACCTGAATGTATGGTCCAATACATGCCGACGCCTGACACCACTAGTGGTCAGGTGACCAGGATTCTGGTGGACAATGGGGCCTCAGCGAAGTATTCAGCCGATTGGATGACCAAGCGTGCTGGTGCGGTTGCGGCGCTGGTCCATGTGTTGGGCATGGTTGGCAAGTCTGTCGAAGTGTGGATTGCTAGCCCCGTTACCATTAATGGTAAGCATCACGACACTGTGGTGTGTGTCCATCGGGCTGGCACCCCGTTGAATGTGGACTCTATTGCGTTTGCGTTGGGGCATCCGTCCATGTTGCGTCGCATCATGTTCGAAGCCCGTTACGACAAGACGACGGGTCACGGTGCGGCTGGTCACACCCAGCCTCACATCGCTGAGACGTTGGACTACGTCCAGCCTCACATTGTTATTCAACGTGCGGAGAATGAACCGTCTACGGTTCCCGACCCGGTAGACAAGCCGTTAGAATGGGTGCGGTTCCAACTTGACAAGTTGGGTTTGTTGGAATTCGCATCCGCATGATGGTGGTGTGGCCCTGGTGTTTCGTTGGGAGGCACCGGGGCTACGCCCCGAACATATCTAGTTGACACCAGCGTTGACCATCCACTATGGTGTGGGTGGTAATCACAAGCACATACCCCTGGAGGTGGGGTACATATGAACAAGCACAAAGCACCTATGGGAATCGTGATTCCCAGCGACATGAACCGTAAGCCTTATTGGTTGGCGGTCCAGGATTACACGGACATTCAACGCCATGTTGGCGGACATATCGATGCGGTGTCAACCAAGGTTGACCCTCGTGAGTTCGACCCCGGCCATGATGGTGAAACGTTCATGTTGTGTGGCTACGTCCACGATGAGGGTTTGCTTATTGGTTTGCCAACCAATGACCGAGCCAGCATCATGTTCCAACGCGACCTTGTTGGTGACGTTGTCATCATTAGTGGCACCAACCCCACCAACGGTGCGTATGACGGGGACAATTACGATGTGCCCACCTGGTATTCGGACAAGGTGTTCGACGGCACGTTGGAATGGGTGGTGCGCAACGCCGATGCGTTGTCCATCACAATGGCTACGGCTGTGGAGTTGGCCATCGAAGATGGAGTCTATAGTCAGGATGAGATGGACTATGTGTTCGGTCTGATGGAACGAGACATGTCAGACTTGGACCCTCGCCAGATTGAGTTGGTGAACAACGTGATGTTGGCATGTGTGCTGTATCACAAGGGTCGTAGCGCTGGGAAGTTGCCCAAGTATGACGCCCAAGGTATGGCGCTATTGGAAAACGGTGTCACCGATGAGATGATTGACGAGTTCCTACGCTCCGAAGGAGGTGAGTGATGCTAGAGGACGTTGTTAACACATACCTGAGGAAGCATGGTCACGCCACCGTAGAGGAGTGGGCTATCGTGACGATGGGCTACTGGTATGACGATGACTATGATGTGTGGTTCAACGATGAGTCTGAACCTGTTGACATTGAACTGAAGTTCATTCAGATGTTGGATGAGAACCATCTATTGGATGCTATTGATGAGGAGGTGTTCTAGTTATGGCTGTGTATGATGATGCGTATTGTAATGCGACCGTAGGTATTCTTGTGGATGTGTCCCGAGCGCCACGAGATTCTGACCATCGTATGGTCATCATTGAAACCGACGAACCTTTCGTTCGTCATGTGGTGCGACGGTTCATTAACAACTGGCAAGATGCCGAACTGTTAATTGACCGTCGTGTGTGCGTATACGAAAGCATGCTGATTGCTTTCCCGAACCCGTAGGAGGAACGATGTCTAGTGTTAGTTCTGTGTTGCGGTGGAACACGATGTGTCCACCAGCACTGTGGACATGTCCACGGTGTGATACCAAGGTGCGTACCCATATCTCCACGTTCCCTGTGGAGTGTCGCCACAAGTCTCATCAACGTGATTCGGTGATGATGGTTCCCAACAAGGAGGATAAGTCATGAAACAATTCGGTCTAGGACTAGGGGTGCTAATGGCGGTGCTGTTTGCCAGCCTGAGGTGTGCCCCTGAATATCAGCCCGAACCTAGCCTGGTTCCGCTGGCACCAGTGGTTGATACTATCACCCCCACTAGCGTGTCTCAGGCGGCTATTAACGAGGCAATCCGGCAAGATTCTGGCCAGTATCCTGACCAGCCGACAACCACGACCATCCCGGTAGCGTTGGTGGACCCCTTTAGCCCATGCCAAGAGTGGGTTCCCCTGGCCCTCCAGGCTGGCTGGCCTAGGGACCGGGAGGTTATTGAACGTCTGGTCAATATCATGTGGCGTGAATCACGATGCCAACCGTCAGCCTATAATGCTGGCGACCCGCATGGTGGGTCGTATGGTTTGCTACAAGTGAACGGCTACTGGTGTACGTCATCCAAGTACCATCCTAATGGATGGTTACAGGACCAGGGTGTGTTGGATGATTGTTCCAAGTTGTATGACCCTGCGACTAATCTGTTGGCCGCATGGCTGATGTATTCCTATAGTGTCCAACGTAACGGAGGTGACGGATGGAATCCGTGGAAGCAGTGATTGGGTGTGGCGTATCGGACCATGACCCTGATTGTTTGTGTGATGTGGTTATCCACAACCCTGTGCCGATTATGAACAACCCTGTTCGGGACATGTGGATGGGGCCAGAGTTGTGCGAGTATCGTGGACATGGTGCCAACGGGTGGACAGAGCAAGAAGTGTTGGCCTATCTGGTGGATATCGTGTATCTACATGACATGTATATCGCTCAACAGAAACTACCCAAGGTGGAACCTTGTACCCCAGCCAAGGGTACTAATGTGATTAATCCGTGGCGACTCATCAGAGTTCAGGTTCGTCAAGCATTGGCGGAGTCGTACTCTAGTGGGATTCGTAGCGTACTGGAATCGTTGCGGTTCACTGCGGAGCAGTTCACGCTAGCCGCCAGTACCGGGTCATGGCATATGGACATGGATACTTTGGTTCAGTTTGAGCAGGCTATCATGGACCCCAAGCGAACGCTTGGTCAGATGTCAGCACAGTTCGGCCTCAGTCACGACAGCATCACTAGGTTCCGTAGGTATTGGCCTAATCGTCCGACGGAACGTGTGATGCGTGGTTCGGGTGGGCATCCATATCAGAAGCGGATGCGTGAACTGGTGTTGTGTGGTGTCCCGTCGTCTGCTATAGTGGATGTTATCCAAGCCGAGTTCAATATCACCATCACTAAAGGTTCGGTACATAAACTAAGGTCACGGATGAAAGACCATGATACCACCCCCCATTAGGGGGTGGTATCATTAACCCAGCGGAGGTACAGATGAGATTCGACCCGAATGAGAAACATATCTATGTGCGCCAATCATGGATTGGTGACGCGCTGATATGTCCACAGCGTGCCAGGTATGCGTTGGCTATGCCAACGATGCGACGCGGCAGTGATGCTACTGCTATTGGTACTGGTGTCCATGCTGGCATTGAGAAGTATTTGACTGGTGAAATTACTGACCTGGATTCTTTCCAGGAATACACTCAGTTGGTTGTTGCTTCTGAACTTGATAAGGATATCAAGTTGACTGGTATTGCTGATGACCCCGAAAACCTTAGGGCTTGCGTGGACAGCATGACTAGTGGATGGTGGGATACCATTAGACCTCAGGTTGTTCTTGGTGGTTTGGTTGAACATAAGTTCCAGGCCCCTTTGAATGTCCACGCTTGTAATGGTTATGGTGTATGGCTTGAAGGGACCATGGATTATGTGGCACCCGATGGTGTTATTTGGGATTGGAAAACTTCCAGCCGAACCTATTACGCTAGGGAGAAGCAGTCGCAGTCGCATCAGGCGACCTGCTATATTACTGCTTCCCGTATCCTAGGTTTGGTCCCTAGTGATGGTGTGAATCTCTTTAGGTTTGGTGTTATGGTTCGTCAACCTACACCTAAGGCGCAGATTGTGACCGTCTCTAGAGGTGCCGACCAGGTGGCATGGTTTCAACGTCAGGTTCTTAGCGTGGTGAATACTGCTGTTACTGCGTGGGGTCAACCTGATTGGCCGATGAATGACCAACACAACTTGTGTTCTTCCAAGTGGTGTGATTATTGGTCGGTGTGTAAGGGCGCTCATTGGCGCGATAGTGATTTGGTGTTGCCGAACCAGTCGGTTGACAACACCGAAGGTACGGTATGATACAGTGTCCAACAACAACACAACCTTAGGAGGGTATGTGATTAGCAAGGATGAATCCATCATCACTCAGGTGGTGGCCAAGATTGCCAGCGAATTGACTGGTGTCACCCAGACTGACGGTTCCCAGGAACAAATCCAGGCCGTATACCTTAGCCATTTCGACTTCGTTCGTGAAGTCGTGTTCGGCGCACATAACATTCAGACCACCCCGCAGGTGACCATCACCAACGCTACGGCAACCACTAGCGTTAATGCTATGGCTACCGAAGCCGAGTTGATTGACATGTTCAACGCCACCCCGGTGGAAACCCAGTCGTCTGGCATTCGTGTCGTCGGCACACAGCACGGACCTATTCCGTCCTGGTTGTCCGAACAGGCACGCCGTGCTGGCGTCACCAAGGTGTACGACAATCGTGACACCGCTAATGCGGAGAACCGTCGGCCCATGTTCAAGGCCGCTGACGGTACGATGAATGCCAAGGGTCAGCCCGTTGCTTTCTGGCCTCCGAAGAAGTAACGGATGGATAGCACAACGCTAGAACAGCGTTGGGCGTCACTTGGACGGGGCGAACCGATTTCGGTCGCCCCGTCTGACTTGGCCCCCCAACATTCCTACTATAAACCTTTGACCGAAGCGGTCACCGAATTCGTACACTGGGCGCAGACACCAGAAGAACGAGTCTACTTGGGGTTCGACCAACTGGATGCGCAGATGCGAGGCGTAGCACCATCAGAGATGCTACTCATCAACGGCTACAGCCATAGCGGTAAGACCATGTTCTTACTATCTGTCCTCGCAAACAATAGAGATAAGCCTGTAGTTTATTTCTGTCCAGATGAACCACGCACACTGACACTGGTTAAGTTGGCATGCGTAGCGAACGGTGTTCACGCCAACGAACTAGAGCAAGCAGTCGCAGACAAAGACCAACGCGCCATTGACCTATTGAGAACTACTGCTACGGAACAGTTCCCCAAGTTGGCAGTGTTTGACCAGCCGATGACTCTCAGTGATATGGAACGTGCTATTGGTGAAGTGTCTGATGTGATGGGTAAGCCGTCGTTGATGGTGTTCGACTATTTGGAATTGCTACAAGGTGGAGGCGAGGACGTACCGTCAAAAGCCAACACCATTAAAGCATTCGGTAAACGGCATCATGTACCCTTGGCGGTACTACACCAGTCGTCCCGTAACAGCGGAGCGGACGGACGCAAGCAAACCATTAGTTCAGGTGCGTATGGTGGCGAGCAACAGGCGTCGCACATTATTGGTGTGCGTCGTAAGAAGTTTGAAATCCAATCACAGATTCAGGAAATCAATGAGAAACTTGCCAAGGGTACAGCGACTGAACGCCATCTGGAAAGGCTTGACTTCCTCCGTTATGAGGAACGTATTCATGAGAATACTGTTACGCTGAACCTGGTCAAGTGTAAGCGTCCAGCATCGACACTATTGGATGACATGGATTATGAGATTGAACCTGGGACTGGGCGACTGTTGCCTTTGTTGGGTGTGCCATACGATATGAGTGTCGCATCACGCAACGAACCTGGTTCAACTGCGGAGCAGTTGACATTTGACCCGGTTGTTCGTGACCTGGTGTTCGACTAAGGTGCCGACCCATGACCCCAACCGACCAATTCATCCAACTGTTTCGTGGACGAGGTGACTGTTTCGGCGCCGACGAAGGCGGATGTGTACGTCAACCGTTGACACGAGAAGTGTTCTCATCCCATCTGATGGGTGACCGTGGCATCGGTGTCTACCCGGCAGTACCAGGCAACCCAGCATTCTGTGTATGGGGATGCTCCGACATAGACGTAGAAGATTTAGGTGCGGCCCGTCTGCTACAGCGCACACTAATGGCCGCTGGTGTTATCTCCTGGGTGGAACGTTCACGTTCCAAAGGTTACCATGTGTGGGTATTCTCAGGTGCCCCAGTGCCCGCAGAAGCGATGCGCAACATGCTATTGGCCGCACACCAAGTAGCCGACTATCCGGCACGAGAAGTCAACCCTAAACAGTTCGACGTATCCGTAACCAAAGTCGGCAACTATGTACGTCTGCCATACATGGGTGGCTTACTGTCCACGCCAGAACGTCGTGTCATCCTGGATGGGGACGACAACCCGATGCCGTTAAACGTCTTTCTTGCTGACGCAACAATGACGATGACCGACCCGGAACGCATCAAGTTTCTGGCGTCACACTATGTGGCGCCGAAACCCACACGCCCTGCTATTGACTTCGACAGGTTGGACGACGAGGACCTAGAGGATGCCCTCAGGTCAGCATCACCGTTGGCCCGTGTCATCTGGAAGCAAGGACCCCTAGAGGGACAGGACCGTTCCACCGCACTGATGCGCCTAGCACATGTGTGCTTCAGGTCAGGCATCACACCCAGCATGTGTCGTGCTATTGTCATCGACGCCGACAAACGATGGGGCAAATATCATTTGCGTGGCGAACGTGGCCTAGAGGAAATCAACAAGATTGTGGAGCGTGCCTACAATGGGTAACTATGTACGTCTAGTTACTATCACCGAACAGCCATACGGCACGTTCGTATCCGAACAGATGCCTATGGACACGCAGTGGCCAGCAGGCGACCCATGTCCCAACGACAAAGAAACCCTAGTGGTATTCCAAAGCAGAGAGTATAGCCGTGGCTACACGCAAGAAGAAAACTGAACACACCGTCGTCTATACCACTAGGCCACAAGTGAAACAGCGCCCGCGTATGACGCGGCGCGGCAAAGCATACACGCCCATCAAAACCCACCTAGCGGAAAACACTATTGGTGAAGGATGGGATGGCCCCAAGTTTGAAGGCCCCGTATTTATGCGAGCCAAGTTCTCACGCGCAGGCACGGAAGTAACCGTCGGTATCGCTAATGCGGAACAGTCCCCTTTGAGGGGAGACATAGATAACTATGTTAAACTAGTGATGGATGGATTGAACGGCATCGCCTACGATGACGACAACCAAATCGTATACCTGGAGGTTTACAAGCAGTGAACGAAACAACAGACAACCCTATTGCGGTAGGTTTCCAACTGCTTGTCGCAGGCATTGAAGCCCTGGCGGAGGAAGCCGCCATGGGCGAACTGTGGAGACATGTAGCAGAATGCTACTTCCTGAAGGAAGGCGACCCCGAGAACCTGTATCGGCAAGCGTTGGCTATTTCGGAAGGCCGAAGTAATGGCCAAGAATAGTGCGTTCGATATACCCAAACCGTACTTCCCTGACGACCTGAAATATGGGAAGCGAGGCGAGGCAGTAGTGGAACAGTTCCTGAAAGATATCGGCCAGGGTTCTCTAGAGGTGAAGTCCGACCGTTATAGGAACGGTCGTATGGTTCTAGAGATTGAACAAAACCCGAAAGGTCGGGGCTGGAAACCATCGGGGCTGTCAGTCACCGAAGCAAAATGGTGGGTGTACCAATACAATCTGGATGGCGCATTCACTATTGTGAACGTGGACAGAGCACGCCGATACATCGAACTGAACAAGAACCGTCTAGAGTTGAAACTGTTTGGTGTGCGTGGCGATAACGCCTCGCGCGGATATCTGCTTGAACCTACGGATGTGACCGACCTATTGACTAACCCCGAGTATGATGGTGTACCTTTGGATGAGCAAGCACACGCCGACTGACCCGTTCATCCTCAGTGAAATCCTCGACAAAGTCGGGACTGACCCAATAGAACTATTGATGTCCGGCATCAACGAATTGGAACCCGGAACATTAAGCGACGGTGTTGCCACCGCCGTCCAGTCAGCCAAAGATTGTCTCAGTGAACGTGACCGTTGGGTGATTGACGCCGTATACATTTGGGGGCATTCGTACTCTGAGATTGCTGATATGATGGGGTACTCATCGAAAGCATCAGCGCACGGCGCAGTGAAATCGGCGCAAAAGAAACTGAAAGAAATACTGGAACTAGATTACAGAATCATTCGGATGATGGAAAGAAAGGTACATATGAGTAACGAAACATGGGCAGACGCCGCGTGGCGTCACCTCAGGGCGATGGACCGATGCGCTAATGGCGGCGAGTTCACACCCGATATCTTCGACGCACACTTCAGGAACATGGGGGCATGCGTCAAATGTTTGGACACCGATAAACTGGCAGACATTTGTTGGAGCGCAGGATGCGAAGCAGGCCGCGCCCTAGTGACCATGGGTGTGTGGGATATCGAAACGCTACAAGACACCCTGTGTTCCAAACAGCATGACTATGGGCATGACAACATTAATGCGTTCGGTATTATCGGCGTAGCAGTACGCCTCAGTGACAAGATTGCTCGCTACAAGAACCTGCTTGGTAAGCAGAACCGTGTCGCCGGGGAAACAATCGTGGACACATTGACCGACATGGTCGGCTACGCTGTCCTCGCACGAATGTTGGAAGATGGAACATTCCAACTGGACCTAGTTATGGAGGACCCGTTTTGATGGCACCCCGGAAACATCGCACAACCACCGACCTTGGCGAAGCCAAGCGCCAACTAAACAATGTCAAATCCATGGTGGTATCATTGGGTTTGCCAATGTCGAAAGTGCGTACACTAGATGACGCAATCAACGTCATCAACCAACTAGAACAAAGGACCACAGAAAATGTTTAATCGCATCACACGCAAAGAACTGGAACGACAGAACCGCGCATACCGTGACGAAATCATCGACCTGTATTTTCGGGTATGGACGCTGGAAGATATCGCATTGGACGCACAGTTCGTGCTCGAAGAAAACAACATCACCAATTACAGTGACATCGCAGAGGACATTATTGACCGGGTTGACGAAATCAACCTGAAGTTGAAAGCCACCTCTCCCGATGAGGACGAGAACTAGGAGGCCATCATGGCCGACATGTTCGACCCCCACGAACTAGAAGAAATGGCAGAACGTCTAGCCCGAGTGGAACGCCACGAACAAGAAGGCTACGAGATGACATTCTTCATCAACCAGAACGACGCCCTAGAGTTGTTGGACACATGGCATCAGGCTCGCCTTGGTGAGCCGATGGCCATGGCCAAATGTTGGACAGAGTTCGGCAAAATCATGATGCGCCTAGAGGCTTCAGTGGATGACGACATTACAGACTATTAGAAACGGATTCTTATTGGCATTCAGTTTCGCCATAGGCTGGATGTTGGGAACAATCGTATTCATTATCGCCGTAGCAGAACACTTCCGAGGATTAGAAAATGGACGCAGAGAACAACAAGGTAAATCCCTTACGGTTCGTGTGGCTAGACGCATACGAAGGTGAAGGTGAATGGCATGAAGCCGGAGTGTACGACCCCGAAGATAGACTGATGGTAACCTACGGGTATCCTATTGCGATGAACCGCAACTATGTTGCGGTCGCCTCAACCTATGATGAGACAGGCAACAACTACGCTATGGTTATCAACATTCCGTGGGGAATGCTGAAAGAAGTATCTGCTATCCCTGAGGGGAATGGCCTTCTGCTGGCTTCAACAGATGCTGAAACACTGCGTCAAACCATTCAGGACTATCGGCAACGGCAGGACTAAGTTCAACATGAATCCACTTGCCACCCGGCGCACCTGAAATAGTCTTAGAGGTATACACCTTCCAGCCGCCACGGTCGCACCGCCAGGTGCGCCCCCACGGCTTAGGCCAATAGTCTGCCACCATCTCAACACCCAACGCATCAGCGTTACGCACAAAGAAATCAACCAACGCAACCCCATCCTCACGGTTAGCGTAACCAAAGTCAACCGCTCTGCCAGTCGCGTGGACACTGGTGTTCCCAGGCTTGCCACGCATGTCCCGAACTGTCCACGAACCAAGATTAGTAATCTTGCCGCCATTCAAAAACAATACGAACTCAATCAACCGATTCGTACCTGCTCTACGTCCACGAGAAATAGAATCAAATCCCGTATACTTGCGCTTCTTAGCGAACAATCCCATCATCAATCCTTAGGTTCCAAATAACCCCTACGGGTCAGGTTTGATAGCAGGTCGCGCAACGCGAACTGCCGACGAATCAACTCATTAGCCTGCTCCTGCTCCGTAACACCACGCAACGGAATACCAGTCGTAGCACTAAGGATGCTGTAAGGCTGACGTTCAATATAGGTTTCCTTACCACCAGCCTGAGGAATCAACCGTTGAACCTGGGCCAGTGTTGGCAGTAGCGCAGGCAACGCATACCCTGCCTTGGATGATGTGACCCACTGGCCGTCCGCATTCTGGGTCGTCTGACCAAATAGTGCGCCGCCAATAGCAGACGGGATATCCAGTGGGCCACGAACTTCATATGGTTTCTCCGAGAACGGAATATCCAAACCTAGTTGACGGCTACCAAACAGTTCAATCGGAACCCGGATAGCCGGGTTCAACTGTGATGCCAACCGCATCGGGTCGGCAAACATGCGCAACTGGTTTTCCATGTCGATGAACGGCAAGTCAGGCATGAACACACGGCCACCCGGCCCACTGATGGGACGGTTGGCCAACATCCACGGAGCCATAATCAAACTTGAATCAGGTTCAAAGTTCCGTTCCAACGAATCATACGCACGATACAAACCGGGCCGAGCAATCTGATTCATAATCTGAAGCGGAATGTTACGGCTAGCAAACGTCCAGAACGGGATAACCGTCTTGGCTACCTCATCGAGTTTACTCAGGTCCGTATAATCAAAGTGGTAGCGGTTCACTTGAGCAACGGCACCATCAAACCCCAAGTCCCTTCTCAGCGAGGACAACGCGAGCGACATGCGAGCCGCCATTTCAACCTGCTCGTTACGGTTGCGCCACTTAGTAACAGGCTTAGAGTTCAACCAACGCTGACCCTTAGAGGAAGCAATAGGATAAAAGAAATCGTCTGCTGTCTGACCGGCACCCGTAGCCATAACCACATTGTACGCTTCGTTATACAGGCGCCGTTCGCCAGCAGGCGCCATCGCCAATGCTTTTTCCACACCATACTTCAGTGCGTTCTGCGAAAACCTGATGCCCTCAGCAGTTTCGGCAACGCTCACACCAGCAACAAAGTTGTTGAACGACGCCGTCATGGCGTTACGCACAATAAACCCAGGGGTCAACATCGCTGTCACTTTAAAGAACCGTTGATACCTGAAGTAGGCATCCAAAAACTTGTTGAATTCCTTCGGGTCCCTAAGGCTTTCAATGCGTCCGAATAGCATGTCACGCACCTGCGGTGGCATCTGAATGCCCATGCTTTCAATACCAACCCAGCCGTCAAGAATGTCATCAACCAGTCGGCCACCGACCTCACCGGTCTGAGCCTTAGCAAACATCAACTTGCCGAAATCAACATACTGTTCCAGCATCGCAACCTGAGCCTCCAAGCCGCGCTTCTGAAGGAAGATGCGTTCCAACGCATCACGCTGAGGTTCAGTGAAAATCTGTGGGTTACGAATCTGCTCGAACACACGCTGAACCTGGGTGTTCCATTCCTTGACAACCTCAGCCGACGCACCCTTGGGAGGCTGGTCCGCCAATAGACGCTCCAACTGCTGGAGGTCGTCCCGATACGCCGCACCATACGACTGCTCCCAATCAGCGGCCTGTCCACGCACAGCCTTAGAAGCATTGAGACTGGCCTCAACCCTGTTATAAACACTTTCAGCCCGCTGTGCTTCCTTGGTCAACGGGTCATCAGCAATAGCCCTAGCCAGTTTCTTCTCGTCACTAGCAATCTTCTTGGCATCCTTATTCAGTTGCTTGACGGCTTCTTCACGGGTGACAACCCGTGTGCCACCCTTGCCATCAGGAATCTGAACCTCTTCGGAAGCACGACGAACTGTCTCTCCAGCCTCGCGGACACGACCCTGAAGGCGCTGGGCGCTAGTCTTGACACCACCAGCCTGACGGCCCACGCGGGCCGCTTCAGCCTTGGTTGCTTTAATGTCAGCGACAGCGGCATCCAACATATCTTTCTGTGCCGTATAGGCGGCGATGGTCGCTTCACGCTCACCTTGCGCCGCCAACAAACGCATGGTGGGGTCCATCTTGCCACCAGACAAAGCCTGAGCGACAGCATCAGGCACCTCGTTCAGCGTGTTCTGCGCATAGTCACGGCTAAGAATAGTTCCGGCTTCGGTGCCACCAAGAATAATATCCTCTAGGTTGACACCGATAATCCCACTCATCCCACCGCTAGTGGGGTTGCCAATCTCCGAGATGGCTTCAGCCAACATGTCGTAGCCGTCGTCAAACACATCATCTGGCGCACCGTTAACAGCAACTTGACGACCCAACCAGTCATCCATGAGCATGCCGATATCTTCGATATCTTGATTCAATTCGGCCAGACGAGCCGCAGAATCAGTTCCTTCGAACGTGGCTTCGTCCGCATACTTGCGACCCATACGGTCAGCAATAGCAATAATGCCAGCCAACTCCGGTTCGGCATCAACCCAAGTCGGGTCAAGAGCATTTACGCCACCACGCTGAGAACGCATGGCCATGCCCCACATCTCATCGAAAAACTCTGCGCCCTGACGGTCCCCCAAACGCGCAATCGTATAGCCAATACCGTCACCGATACCGCTAACAAAATCCACATAGTGACCCCAGTTATCCAACGGACGAATAATCTGAGAACCAGACCCAGCCAAATCAGGTGCCAAACTAATGATGAAATCATCAATGCTGGCACCAGCAGGCAACTCGTTATACACGGGGATGCCAGCCTTGCCACCACTAGCGGCCATATCCAAATCGGCTCGGCTCACATAATAAACACCATTCGGGAAATCTTCGCTAGCGTTCTGAACAACCTCGTTCAGCAACTCAATCTCAGAATCCAACGCCTCACGCTCAGCCTTGGCAATATCTGCCTGTTCGCCAGCAAACTCAGCCAACTTCGTCTTTCGTCCACGCGGACCGACCGACCGCGCCAATCGGTTGCGTCGTGTCTCCAAAGCCTTGAGGCGACTAGTGGTTGTTGACTCGGACTTCGCAAGGATTTGCTCAGCCATAACCCGTGGGTCAGTAGGACGGTTCTTCATGCGCGGAAACATGCGCGCATGCGCCTCCTCAAGATACATAACAGCGGCCAATTCCAACTGGTCATTAGTAGACAAAGCCTGATTGATTTCTGCTACACGCGCCCTAAGGGGTGCGGCCACAGCCTCAAACTCCTGCTGAATAACGCCGCCCCGTTGGGCGGCACGCTGGGTGGCAACATCCAAGAAGTATTGGATTTGTGACAACTGCTGTTCAAGAACACCAATCTCCTGCTGAGAAAAAATTAGTTTCCGATTGTTGTCCTGAATAACTTGACGGGCCACATTAGTGGCCTTGCCCATAACGCCTGCGACTTGAGCACCCAACTTCTGGTCCTGGGCAACAACACCCTTCAGCATGCTTTCCCACTGGCGAGTAACTTTGCCCCATGCCTTAGCAACCTCGGGGTCGGCCTGGAGAACCTTGTTTGTTGCGCGGACAACATCAACACCATAATCAAACAGGCGGTCAGCAAAACCAACACGCTTAACCTGATTACCAACAGAGTTGATATACGAATTCAAGTAGGTTGCGCCGTCCTCTTCGAACCATTTAAAACCCAACTTGCGTTCAGTAATATCGTTGATTTCCCTAATGGAACCAGTTCTGATTTCTTCACCCAGCCACATGACCGGTGGCTGACCAGGCTCAGCAGGCTTCAGTTTACGGGCACGCATAACAGCAGGACCCTTGGAGAATTCGTCGGGACTTAGGTCCAAAACATTCTTAACATAAGTTTCGTTCGGCGTCCCACGCCACCGCTTGGACGCAAGCCATGCTCGCGCATCCTCACTAAGGGTGTGCGGAACATAGTTATCAACCTGCTCAATAAGAAAAGTACGCACACCACGACGAACAGAGAACTCGCCAGCAACATCATTACCGCGCTTACGCACATCAGCGAGAAAAGCCTTGGTCTTGTTTACAATATCCAACGCCTCAGGCGGAGGAACCAGCGACTCATCCTCAATAAAGTGTGCGACACGCAAACCAGTAGACGATTCGAACTGCGAAATTTCCTTAGCCAACTCCTGGTTCGTGGAACCGATACGCGAAATAAACGACCGCGCCATAGCCTTGCCGCGTTGCGCGGCGCTATAGCCAGCCAACTTCTCCACAATCTCATTAGGGTTATACGGCTTGCCGCGCCGACCCAAACCAATCAAATCGGCATCACGAATAGACTTGTTGAACACAGCCTTCTGAACTGGTTCCAAGAACGGCACATCACCAATAGTGGCACGCAACCTGGCGGTTGGCTTGCCTACAATCGTAGACAACTCTTCCGACAGGCGGCGAGTTACCGTACCTTCACGACCAATAACCTGACCTTTGCGTGCCCCGTATGTCCACGAAACACCACGCGGTGCGTTAAGTACCGCACGCTCAACATCCGTCAAATCAGCGTGGACACCAAGGCGAGCAATCTCTTCCAACTTGTTAGCCAAACCAGGAGCCTTGGCCAAAGTAGCAGACTCTGCCGCTTTGGCGGCCAACGCCAAACGGCCAGCCTTACCCATCCAAGCACTGGCACCAAACGTAACATAGGTAGTCGGGTCACCCAACACGTCAACAGCAAACCCGGTAACAGAATCAAGCCACTTGTTCCCACTCTTGGGAATCATTGTTGACGGATAAAAGTTTTTATCCGCAACCTGCTTAACAAGGTCAGTCGGAGAAAACCCGCGACCCTGGGTAACATCAGTAATTTCCTTGGCGAGACTTGCCGTTGCGCGGACAGGAGTGCCCAACACATAACCGACACCCTCAAGACCCTTCATCAGTCCGCCACCAAGAGCACCCCACACACCACGACTAGGCTTTTTCTTTCCCGCCGCAATACTTTCAATCTGACTAAATAGGTCAGCATACTTTCCTGAACTAGCGATAGCAGGACTGGAGCCAATGCGATACTGTGCCGACTGAACGGCACCAGCCAACTCGCTGGCCTCAGGCGCAATCTTGCCGACAGCACCGCCAGCATTAGCAAACAGGTTAGAATACTTGCCCATTAAAACCTACTACTTCCTAACCTTCGTGCCCATAGCCTGAGCATTCAACAACAACTCGTTCATAGCCTGATTAAACGGTGTGATACCAGCATTCGCCAAGAATGTTTGTGCCTGCGCAATCTTCGGACGGTTCTGCCCAGCCATCACACGCAACGCCATCTCACCCATAATCTTCTCATTACGAGCCTGCTTAATATCAGGACGAGTAGCGGCCAACTTATTCAACTCGCGCTCAGCAATAACACGCTGAGACGGAACCTTAAATTTGCCCATCTCCTTATCATAAGCGGTACGGAAAGCGGTATCATACGCCGCCTGCGCACGCCGATTAATGGCCTCAACTTCTTTCTTGCGTCCAGAACCACCAACAAACGGACCCAAGAACCTATCCTCACCAAGCAAATCCAAACCCTTGGAAACAATATCTCGCGTATCCTTCGTCATATTCTTAGACAAATACTCTTGCTTGGCTTTCTCAGCAATACTAGTAGCCTTGTTGCGTGCCACATCCTGCGCGGTACGCCGCGCCATCTCAACACCCTGAGTGGACTGACGCTGAATCAGCGGAGCCAACTCCGCCATCGTCCTGTCCACGACACCACCACCGCGTTCAACCTGACCTTGTGCCTTGGCAACAAGGTTCGGGTCAGAAAAATCATACTCACCAAACTGATATTGGTCCATCGGGTCAGGCAACAGCGCCAACTGAGGCATACCCAAATCGCCGTATACCTTGACACGCGCATCCTGCCGTGTCGGCATAGTCACACCAGAACTAGCAAGCGCCTGCTCAGCATCATACTGATACTTCGCAATAGCATCACGATACCTAGGAAGTTCATTGTTCTCCAGACGCTTTAGGTCCTCACCAATTTTGCCAACATACTGGCTGACTTCAGCGGGGACAGCACCACTAGAAATACCAGTGTTAATAGCCTGAAGAGCACCACTAGCAGTGGCTTGACCTGACGCGATGCTTTGAACAGCGTCACGCATCAACTCACCAATCTCAGTACCCTGAGCATATAATAGGTCATTGTTGATGCTAAGAGAATTGAAAGTTGCTTCGAAAGGAAGTTGTGTCAACTTCGCAATCTTCTGATTATACTCATTCAACAACGTATTATAAGTTGAATCAATGCTAGACTGTAAAGCCTGCGGACTAAATAGACCGCTGGCAAACATGGACTCAGGGCTGAAGGCTCCACTGATTAGTGAACTGGTCATGCCGGGTTGAAGCGTGGACAGATTCGGCAACATAGCCGTGTTTTGTCCAGCAATAACCTGGAACAAACGTCCCAAATCTGCGAGGCTACCACCGTTCTGATTACTGGTACCCATAATTTACTCCTAAGCCAACGTTGACGGAAGCGTAATTCTTCCGTAACCCGGAATGTCAACAGTATCGAACGGCACCGAAGGTGCCGTAATACCCAGATTGCGCTTCTTCTTTTCTGCTTCCGCATACTTGAGCGCCATCTCCAAAGCAGTATTCTGAATATCGCGTTGCTCCGACGCCCGTGCTTGTTCAATACCAAGCCGCGCCGCCATCTCCTGGAACGCCAAATCACGCAAAGCCTGAGCCTGAAGTTGCGAACCAACATCCTGCTGACGCGCACGCCACGCCTGAGAAGCCGCCTCAGTACCCTGAGCAACCTGCCCAACATCACCAAGAAACGCATTCAAAAACTGTTGACCCAAATCACGAGTAGCCTGAACCTCACTAGGAGAACCACCAACAGCCTGGACATAATTAGCAAGCGTAGCCTGAGGAATAACCACACTAGCAGGATTCCACTGGAACGACACCTCAGGGTCACGACTAGTCAACGCACCCTTCAATTGCTCACCGGCAGTACCAATCTGTCCACGCGCACCACTAGAGATATCAGACAAAGCCTTGAGTAGTTGGTCCCATACAGCAGAAGTTTGTGCGGCAGGCGGAGTAAAACCTCCGCCGCCCATACCGCCACCCATACCTGCGCCACCGTCACCTTGAGAACCGCCACCCTGGTTGCCACCAGACGGAATAACAGGAGGACTAGCAGGACCGCCGCCCTGCTGGTTAGAACCCCAAATTACCATCGGGTTTAAAGAATTAGCCACAGTAGTGCCAGGCCGACCCGTATAAAAACCTTGGGCCACACCACCGGAACCCACCTCGTTGATGCCACCCTGGCCATAAGGCAACGCAGGACCATACTGAGTCATACGCGGGCCAGTGCTAATAGGAGCAGTTGTACCGGGACGCAAACCAACAGGTTGACCCACAATATTCACGGCAGTACCACGACCACCGCCAACCGGGGCGGGGCGCCCCGAAGCGGCGCGTGCCGATTCTACAGTATCAGGACGAAAAACACCAGTAGCCATAACAATACTCCTAAGAAGAATACAAACCAGTAAACGGCGCCCAAGCCTTCAGGTTGGCCGCAGAACTAAAAATCTCTTGCGCCTTATTACGGGCAATAGCATCCAACACATCCTGAAGTTCCTGCTGAGACTGTTGCTCACGCAACTGCAAGCCAGCCAAACGCTCACTAGTAGACCGCGTAATATCAGCCAAAGCACGCTGCTGGTCGCTGGCATATTGAGACATGGCTCGACGTAACAAACCAGACCGGCCCAAACCTCTACGGGCGAAACCAGTTGCTCGCGGCTCCAAACCCTGAGCATACTGACGGTTAACATTCAAAGTAGATTCTTGGGCACCACGGCCAATATTTGAGACATCGAATTCGTAACCTCGGCGCGCCAAAGCACGACGGCGTCGTGCCGCACCCTCCTCAAGGTCATAGTTAGGATTATAGAAACTACTCATCACTCATAGCCTTTCGTTCAGTTCCGAATCCTGGTAGGAGGCAAAACCAAATAGTGGACCCGAACATTATGTGTTCCGCGGTCCTGCCCAGATTTAGTCAAAAAATGGACCTCACAGGTTGTTTCCGTAATGGTGTGCAAATGGAAAGGACCCATATCATGGGGGGCTGAATCAACATAATCTTCGGTGACAAGCACGGATGACGGAACAAACCCAGCATTATGGGTAAAAGTGAAAAATCCAGTACCATTGGTGGTCCCAGAAACAGTGCCCCACACACCAATGTGTCCACGCAAATACTCTGTCAATGATTCAAAGATGGTTCGCAACGGCACCGAATCGGGGCCGTCCAAACCATAAACCTGAGGGCTGGTCCAGGTGCGTTTGATGGCAACCATTACAGTTCAACTCCACGCGGATTATATTTGTAAGCCAACGAGTTGACACACCACGGATTCCCAGAAGAATCCGCAATCTTCAACTGGATTGCTCTGGCCAAACCCAACGAGTCCGCCTTGAGCAAAGTAGAACCAAACTCTGGGTCATTCCAACCCTCATAAGAAATACCACTAGTGTCAACTGCCGGCGCAAAAACAGAAAAAGATTTAATAGAACTAAGACTGTCCCAATCATGATATACAGTCATGTTCAAATTAACTGATGTGTTTTCACGTCGCACAATAACATCAGGGCGACGCCAAAATTTCTTTGACACATAATTGCCAGCATCCAACCACGGTGTCACATAATACGACTCATATGCTGTAGCGGTTCCAGTAATGTTATCGGTATAAACATCAGTAACATCAAAGTTAAACACATAAGGCTGGTAAGGATGAGCGGCAACAAAATGTGTTTTCCCATTAGAATCAAAATAAGTAGTAGGGCTAATATAGCCATACTCATCATGGGTTCTGTATACAGTCCAAGCACCAGTCTTGCCAACAGTTTCGTTGAACACAAACGAAACCGTTGCCTTGGTAGTTCTACTTGTGCCCGCATACTTGCGGTCATCCTGGTCATAAGTAACACCAGCATTATCATAAGTAGTAGTAACCGTATTACTAAGGCCCGTCGGTAATGACACAAACAACTTCTTGTTTGCGTAACCCATACTCAATTCATCCAAAGCCGTTTCATTAATCTCCGCCGTATAAATAATAGGTCTTAGATTCTGGAACACATCACGGATACCGCGGCCATCATAAAAATATACGCCCTCAGGATACGAAAAAAAGTAGATACCATAATCCGTAGCACACCAAGCCTTGGAGTTGACAGCACCAACAACTCGCGTCAACTCAACAACCTGGAACGTATCATCGCTGTAACCATGAATAGCATAAACAGCACTGGGTTTAAAAACTACCAGATGTCCAGAAAACGGAACAATCCCAGTAATACCATGCCCACCACCAACAATATCCACATAATCATCTTCGCGCCAAGACTCAGGGAACAATGGATGGCTGAAACGCACGCGGTTCGGATAAGTTGTTGTTGATTCCTTGGTATCGGCAACCCACAAACGGTCCTGATGAACGGCCACATGATTAGCCTTGGGCATGTGAGTGCCGTTAGGATTTGTCAAATCGTTCTGCCAAGCACCCGGACCACTAGAAGTCAACGTTGTTAACGTTGTCCCATCCCACTTGCGTCCAGAATAAGTATGACCCAAAGACATATACAAATCACTAGTGGAATCCTTAGTCCAACTAGCGAACTGTGCACCCAACACCGCATCACTGGTAACACCCAAATCAGTAAAGTCACCATTCGTGCTATGGAAAACTTTGGTGTCTGTGCTAAGCATCAACTTGCGACCCTGGTCGGCATCCCAAGAAAACAAACGTTGAGGAGAAAAAGAACCAGCAGACAAACTGCCAACAGCACTGGTATTGCGGCGGACGCAACCCAGACGGCGTTGAACACCACCACGCTGGTTGACATCAACATTCAACATGTCTGACGACTGGTTGGGCGCCAACTGAAAAACGTTGGCTTCAAGATTCAGGCCGCCAGTAAAATCATCTGCTTGGATAATACGCTTCATACTGCGCTATCCCAGTCCGTCCCCTTCCAACGGCGGATACCCTTACCGCCAGCAAACACAACGGGGGCATACGATTCGGGACGCATAATGTCACGCCGAGCCAAACTGATGGCATCAGCAAACGAACGTTCATATTCGTTTGCCACACCAATTTCCTCCTGCGACTGATAAACACGCGACACCACATAATAAACCAATGGCAAATCAAAAGAGTCGGGTCCATCTGGCGTTGTCCCCGCCGTCACCCAATCATTAGGATGCCTGTAGGCGCGGACAGAAAGGGCATACGCATCCGTCGGACGGGGAAAGAAATGGATTTGTCCAGCCCAGAAAGTAAAGAATGCTGGACGACCGACAGGAGTGGCGGGAGTCAGAAACTGGGCTTCTGCTTCATCGTAATCAATATATGATAGACGAATGTTATTGGGGTCAACGACGCTGATGACTTCGCGGATGTCGTCAGCAGTGAAGTTATTAACAGTATAAGACTGCTGGTCTGCTACAGTTGTCAACGTAAACGACACCTCTAGGAACGGCCAACGCCGTTCCAAATCAATAATACGGTTATAGCCATCACGCAAATACAATGTCAACAAACTGTCCGACACATCGGTACTATCTAGTTCCGTAATGTCACGAACTGCTTGTAAAATATTAGCCTTCGTCAGTCTCGTCTGTGCCATCTACAACTTCCTTATTCTTTATGGCCGAACGAAGATGGCCAACACAAAACTCGGTACCCTTAGCGCGAGCACCCTCACAAGTGTCATCGTTAGCGGAACATTTGTTTCCGCGACCGATATACTCTGCTGACGGTGCCGCAATTCTGGCGTTCTCTATGTGTGCCAAACGCGCCTCATAGGCCGGACGGCCATGAAGCGCATAAGTAGGCACTGCCCCCTTGGGAATAGCCATTACTTCTTCTTACCTGACTTCTTCATCGGAGGACGAATGTAATCGCTTGTTGACTTGGTTCGCTTGGTTACACCAGCGCCAGGATTTCCAACAGACTTTTCTGGACCATAACTAGTGGACCAACGTCCGCCCTCCTTTAGGCGGGCTGGACGAGCAGGCTGGGGCGCTTTCTTTTTGGCGGCCATCTGATTACTTCCGCTTCGCAGAAACACTAGAACGAGTGGGCTTCTTTGCGGCTGACCTCTTGGGTCCTTCTGCCCCAGCCATCTTGTAAGTTGTCGAGCGGCGTGCTGCACCACGGGCAGACTGTGTATCCGCCGAACCCTTGCCCTTACCACCATAAAATGAACTAAGAGCACGGCCACCAGCAGTCTTGGCAGATGAAGCAACCTTGGAAACACGGGGCTTAACAAGGGCGTCAGACGTTTTCATCGGACCAGTCTGGTAATTGCTCATAGTGTTGCCCGTGCCGTCATCGTACGCCCACGGCGACGAACTCTTGATGCGCTTACCCTTGACACCCTCACTGGAGTAAGGCTTGGTTTTCTTCGGGGCGCGACCGGCCATCGCGTCCGCGGAACCATACCTATTCTTCTTGGCGGCCATAATATCTCCTTGAAACTAGGCTTCTACTAGGGGCTTTTCGTTCACCAATAAAATAACCCCCCCACCAGCGTTCGAGCCAGTGAGGGGGTTAACCACTCCCAGGTGGGGGCCGAAGCCCCCACCGTGGTATTATCAGGCAGTGGCGTCAGTGATGACACCCTGCTTAGCGGCGTTACGGACCGTAAGGTTACCGTAGCACATAATCAGCGCGTAGCGGGCATCCATGTTTTCGGGACGCTGGAACTCGGTCTGGGCGAACCACTTGCCCGAGTGACCCACAAGCGTGAGATACTTGCTATTCAGGAAGTAGACGTATCCTGCGGGGCAGTGTACGTCGTAAGCCACCGGGGCCGCCTTGAACAGCAAGTTCTGGAATCCAGCGTCTGCGGTCTTGGTGTCGGTGTAACGCAACTGCGGCTGAAGCAGTGACTCGTACTTCTCAAACAGGGTCTGGGTGGTCAGCACCATGTCGGGGTGGTCGTTACCGACCGACACCGAGTTGTATGCCGTAGCCATCTTAGCAAGCGTCAGCGCACCCGAGTTCGGGTTCACATACGAACGCCAGAACTCGTTGCCCGAAGTGGCGCGGTTAATGCCACCAACAGTGCCGACAGACGACACCAGGTTGCCAAGACCGTTCCAGTTCTTGCCCGAGTTGCCGGTACCGTTGCCGAAGAACATCTGGTTGAAGCCTTCCTTCATGGACTCTTCAGCCTGCATAATCTTGGCCTCAAGCAGGTTAATGATGGCCTGCTCGCCGTTGTTCTTGGCTTCCTCGATACCCGAGATAGCGATGGAAGCGGCGTACTGCTTCCATTCGAACTCAGCCGCCGAGATACCTTCCTGAGCGGTCAGGCTCAGGGTATCGTAGCCACTGTAGGATGCGACAGTGGAGTTCTGACCGTAAATCAGCGGCTCCACAATCTTGGTTCCGCCATCCACCATACGGATACGACCCTTATCGGTGAGGAAGAAGGTCAAAGGACGGGCGGTGAAAACGTTGTCGGTCAACTGGTCGCGGTAATTAGCGAGAGTCGTGGACAACAGTGCGTCGAAACTAGCGTTTCCGGGCATGTTATTCTCCTAACTAGAAAATTGTTGTTGGTTAATTTACATTCCGGCCTGACGCTTGGCGGCAAGCCAAGCATCCTGAACAGACGAAATGCGCCCCACAGGTTCTGTCCCCGCACCATTAGCGGATGCACCGCCAGCCACAAAAGCGGCCTGACGTTTAGCATCCTCAATAGCCTTAGTCTGGTCCGAAACCACTTGAGTAGCCTGACGGTATGTCTGAACTTCTCGCACCAACTTGTCGTAAGTCATCTGCTTATAGACTGCTTCCAAGTTGTCGGTGCCCGCCTGAAGGGCGGCAGTAATTACTTCCACAGGGTTAAAGTCTTGGTATTGAGACTGTAGCCGTGACACTTCGCGCTCCAACTCTTGCTGAGCCTGGAGTTGTTCAAACGATTGAATCTTCTGATTCAACTCCCATACTTGACGTTCCAGTGGGTCTGCGAACTCTGGTTCCTGAGGAACGGCTGGCTGGTTGGCGAACGGCTGGTTCGCTCCATAGTACCGTCCCAGAACATCCAATGTTGCCACCGGGTCACGTTCAAGGGCATCAGCGATTGTTGCCGCACGCTGTAGGTTTTCTCGCTGGGATGCCAACTCCTGCGTCTTGCGGGTATAATCCGCTTGACGCTGGTAGCCTGACAAAGCCTCCTTCAGAGGAACATCCAGTTCCGTTCCGTCAACTTTCAGTTTGACGTACTTATCGCCATAACTATCAATGTCAACGTAATCGTAACTGGGTGCCTCGGCAGGTGCCTCAGCCCCAACTTCTGTCGTTCCGACTTGTCCCGATTCGGGGGCCGTTACTTCAGCATTTAAATTTTCCACAATATCTCCTAGATATGAGAGTCCACGAAGGTTGCTCTACAATAGGGCTTATCGTTCGTTTACATCATCGGCGGAGCCGGTTGCCCCCCACCCTGGGCGGCTAAAGCCGCTAACAGTTCGGGCGGAATTTCAGCACCACCCGCGCCATCCTCAGGAGGCATCGGCTGGCCGGGTGGTGCCATCAATTCAGGAGGCATGCCAACACCTTCCGGGGGTGCGGGCGGCTCAGGCTGGGTAATGAACGCTTCAGGATTCTTGATACCAAACCCGGTCTGAAGCACATAGGCCGCAAACTTGGCCATGTCGATAACTCCAGCACCAGCGAACGGAGCCAATGCTTGAATCATTTCGGCTGTTTGGGCACGACGGAACGATTCGTTGTTCGGTCGGGTGGACCCGCCTACCACATCGAAATCAAACTCGCCAGCGATATAGTCGCGGTCGTAACGAATCCAAATGGGTT